CAGGACCATAACGAAAACACAATAAAGATAGCACAACAGTTAGAGGAATCTAGCACAAAAGAAGAGGAGGAATAATGGACAATGTATTACTTATGCTTTTATTGTCTCTACCTATTTATATAATAGGTGCATGGACAGTTGCTAACTGGCTAGCAGACAAAGTAAATTTTATATACAGATTATATCAAGAGAGAAAATGGAGAAAACAATATGACATTTCAAATAATTGATGGTGAAACTTTTGTTAATGGTATTCCTATGGAGGTAGATACAATACCGCAAGAACAGATAGAGGAATCATTATCAACACTTACAATACAAATAAACAATAAGAAAAATACATTAGATAAATTATTAGATCAAAGAGATGAAGTAATAGTTCATGCTTTTAATAATGGATTTAGTGCAATTAAATTAGGTAAATTGCTTAACTTAACTAGACAGCGTATATACGAGGTCATCAAGTTAGCACAAACAAAGAAGCAAGAGGAGGAATAATGGCTAAATTTAATTTAGATAATTACGAAACAGTAGAAGATAGATTAAAAAAATATTGGGAAGAAAACCCTTATGGAAAAATAGAAACAGAGGTAGTGCATATTACTGATGATGGAAGTTGTGTCACAATTAAAGCAAGTGTATACATACACGCTATGACTGATGTTGGTGACCATACTTTAATATTAAAAACTACAGGTATAGCACAAGAAACTAAAGGACAAGGTGGATTTGCTAACGCTGATGCGTGGATGGAGAACTGCGAAACATCTGCTATTGGTCGTGCATTAGCTAACTGGAAGTATCAAGGTAGTACAAAACCTAGACCTAGCAAAGAAGAAATGTCTAAGGTCCAGGTAGATAAGAAACCAATAAGACAATTTACTAAACCAGGACAGTCAGCTATGAAAAAGGTAGTTGATGAGATGGTAGCTGAACCTACAAACACAACTGGTGATGTTGGTAAGCAACTAAATCAATTACTTGAAGCTATGATTCCAGATCAAAAACTTAGACAAGAAATAAAAGCTAAAGCATACAATGAATTAGTTAGTAATGGATTAGCAGACAAAGACATAAAGTCCTGGACCAAAGAGAACATGGATGTCTTTATGACTAGAGCAGAAGATATGTTTGATATGCAATTAAGTATTGATAATAAACTTACATTAAATAACAATACAGATGATTTTCCAGATGATATTGTACAAAAACCACATGAAAAGGAGTTGGTTGAAGAAGTATTTGGTGAAGTCACTGCATCAATTGTAAGGACATGTCCAGAGTGCAATAGTCCAGACTGGATAGAGGACAACAGGGAGAAGAAGGCAAGTGATGAAAAATTTGCAAAGATACCTTCATGGAGTTGCAGCACATACCAAGGCAACAATGGTTGTGGTTGGACTGCATGGGGAGATACTGATTGTCCAACAGAGTGGCTATAGAGGATGGTATATCAATTAATGTGGATAAACTTAAAGCTAAGTTGCAGGAGAGATACCCTAACCACAACTTTGATGTACCACCACCACCTGATACAAAATGCAAACAACAAGTAGGTTGTAATAAATTAAGAAATATAACCTATACAGATAAGGAAGGAAACACATATTGTGGTAGAAGATACAAACAAACAGAAGAAGGAAACCCATACAAATGGGAATACAGAGAGTGCCACGCACTCCTTAAACCAGGAGAACAGGGAGGACAGCAAGATGAAATCCCCTTCTAGTTATGGTTATCGTGGTGTAATAGATATATTTATTACAAAAAACATTGACCATAAAGATTGGGTTATAAAAGAATTGAATAAGGAGAGAGGTGGTATAGAATTTATGCTTCCTAACGCAGATGGGATTATCTATTTGTCATGGGGAGATTTATATAATGTTGATATAACATTTGTAAATACACAAAAAAAATATAAAGAGCAAGTGACACTACCTACTTTAGAATTATTAATAGTTGAATTAGAAGAGCAGCGTAAAAGAACAGTACAAAGATTAGCATCATTTATTAAAGATGCTTTTAGTGGTGAAGCACCTGAAGGCAAACCCTTCTAATGTCTAACACATATAAAGATTCTTATGAATCTAGGAACAATGGACCAGACAAAGCAGACTTGTTAATGCAAAGCTACTTACAATCAAAAGGTTATGAGGAATACAAGGACTACCTTCGTATTGGAACTGATCCTAAAGTAAATAAGTTAGATTTGTTTTGGTATGCTACTGACATATTACTGATACCAGATTACATTGTTGTTGAACATGGGTACATATGGTTTGTAGAAGTTAAAGGTACTTTGAGACTTAAAGCAAGTGACTTCCATAAAATTATGGAGATGCATTGGAAGGGTTGCAAATACAAAGAAGTTAAAGTTGGTCTATTATATTTTAGAAACAAAGATGCAGCACCAAAGTATTATTCAGCAGAATACTTAGCTGAAATATGGAAAGATCCAAGGTTTGAAACACACTATTATCCAGAGTTAGATTTTAAAGGTAATAAAAAAGCGTACAAAATTTTACCAGAATCTTATAAAGGGTAGTAGTTATCCCATCCCTTGTTGCTAATTGTAAAAGTCAATACTCCTGGATGACTCCACAAGCCAGTGCGTTCTGTAAAATCTATACTCTTATCAATAGATGGTGCTTGAAACCAAGTTCTATCACCTTGTTGTTTCATACGAAGATGGTGGTAATGTGCAGTCACAAGTATCTCACTATCACCTGGTGGCAACCATCCATACATCTGACCCTTCCACCATTTTTCTATTTTGTTTTCTGGATTCCCACTGCCACCGCTCATATGACCATGGGTGAAACTGATGGTCTTACCTTTTATTATCATAGTTTGATGGAAGCCAGAAGGAATGTTCACTTCAACTTTCCCATACCTATCTGGGTTAGCAGACATAATCTCTTGACATATTTGCAAGTGCATTGTGTCGCTGTTGTCTAGTCTGTTTGTAGATACCTGACCTTTACTGGTCCTGGACATTTCGCCATGATTCCCAGGCACACCTGCTAATACAAGTTTAGGTGCAAGTGGTAAGAATGTATCTATAGTTTTCATAATCATTGACCTAGCCAATGCATACTGTTCAATTAAAGTAAGCTCTACATTGTGAGGTTGTGATTCATAAAAATGCGGTGTACAGTTTTCAGTTAAGTCACCTAACCCAACCATATATATTTCATCTATCTCTACACCTAGCTTACGAAGATCCTTAATTCTGTTTATACCATCTTGTAATGCTCTATCGTATCTGTTAATAGTGTTCTCAACTCCATAATCTTTTTTTCCAAGTTGCCAATCACTCATAAACCACATGAATGCTGTGTCTCCTTGTTTGTATTTAGATACGACTGGTGGTTTCTTTGATGCTCTTTTAAATAGTTCATTAAAATATTTATCATGGCTTGGACTTTTCTTTTTAACAAGTCCTTTAAATGCAAAGAAGGTTTCTGTACGACCACCCTTTAATTGTACAGACCATGAACTAGACCTAACTGTACCTTCTATCTCATAATGTTCTGGGTCATAACCCCAATCACGCAGAATCTGGTCAAACTTATTTGTATAGTTTGGGTCAGTTCCCACATGTGTAATTTCACCCTGTCCTGTTTGATCGTTGACATCTACCCCTGGTTTCCAACCAGATTTGTAGAAGTTATTACCCCATTCTTCAGGTATATTAGGCATATAAACCTCCCTTGCCCTGTTGTTATAATCCTATTTGGATATTTGTTTTTTTGCGTAAGTCTTAACTACTGCTAATGCAGCACCGCCACCTGCTAAGGCAGCAAGTTGCAGCGTCTCTGCCTCAACTCCTGCCAGTGGTGCTACGACTAACGCTCCAAGAAATGCTTCAACAAAAGTCCAAAAGGTCCTTTCAAGCATATCTTTAAGATCTTCACTCATCTTGTAACTCCATGCGTCATTCCAAGGAGTCCACCATAAGTCTTTCTTAAACTTACCCTCTTGGTTTCTTGCTCTTTTTGATTTCTCAAACATTATCTAATTATTCTACCTCGCATCATGGCTTGTGTCTGTATTACATTACCATTAATTTCTTCAAGTTTCTCCATTACATCTTTACTTATGGTAACATCCGCCTGTGACGATTCATCCAAAGGTTGTTCTAACAACTTAGTAATAGTTGTATATTCTATAGTAACTTTTGTACCTATCAATAACTCTTTAGCTATCTTCTTATATGCTTTTAGGTATGCGTTCTTACTTGACCCAATAAAACCATCTTTACCCATGTCTAAATCTTGTTGAGTTTCCCCTAAAAGTAGACACCCACTGGTATGCTCATCTGTGTTCCCAGTGTGGATAAGGATGTCCGAAAAGTTTGGCACATTTTGTACATGCAACATACCATAATGGTCTCCACCATAACGCTCTTGATATTTTTTGTGGAAACCACCCCATTTTTTAAATTTTATTTCGTATTCACCATCATCTATACAAGTTTCGTGCATAACTTTTACTGCCTGATATTGATCTTCTAATGTATAACACTCAAATGAGCCATTGATATATAATATTCCACATGTTGCATCAGTACCAAACTGATGTCTAACTACTTGTAATTTCATTTCTTAGTCCTCCTCCTAATGGACAAGTAGCACAGCTACCTGAACATAATCCACATATCATTTTCTAAATCCAATCGTTAGTAACCAAATACCTAATGTAATTATAGTCGCTAGTCCAGTAATTTGTTGTGCTGAACCAGTTAGGGTAAGTGTAGCGATAACTAAACCGACTAAAGTCCAGGATAAATTCAATGTTTCCTTAACTATTTCTATAAACCAATTCCATATTTTTT